CCTACAAAGGCGGTATGCAAGACACATTGCAAAGCCAGTTACAGAATGTCCAGTTGGCTGACATGATTCGTAAGCGTAAGTTAGAGCAACAAGCATTAGCTGAACAACAACGAATTCAAGGCGTTATCCAAGGGGCTGTCACCAAGCCTCAAGAGATTTATGGCGAAGACATGATGGGTCAGCGAGTAGGCGAAGGAATGACTGCTGGTGGCTTTGACTTGCAAAAAGCCGTTCCTCAGTTGATGAGTTCTGAAGCAGGACGTAAAGCCTTGAGTGAGTTGATTTCCTCTCAGAAAGCAATGGGTGGTGAAACTACTACATTGGCTGAAGGCGCAAGTCTTGTTCGTGTAAATCCAATAACAAATAAAGTTGAAACTGTTGTTCAAGGTAAACCAAAAGAAAACCTAACATCAACTTATAAAGACTTTCAACAAGCTGTAAAAGAAGGTTACGAAGGTAACTTCATGCAGTATCAGAAAGAATTGAAACGAGAAGGCGCACCTAAATTTGCTATTGATTTGAACGATAAAACTGCTGTGGCTAAAGCCCAACTTGCTACAGTAAATCAATGGCAAGGAACATTAAAAGATACTGGTGACACTACTGTTGCAAGTCGTGCAGCAGCTTTTTATGATGCGTTTAATCAAGCAGGAAAAGGAAATTCAAGTGCTGATGGTGCAATGATTTATAACCTTGCAAAAGTTTATGACCAAACTGGTGCGGTTCAAAAAGGTGATGTAGAAACAATTATTGGCAACCCATCTATTCCACAGCGTATCCAATTGCTTGCACAACAACTTGTTAAAGGTGGAACATTCACACCACAACAAAGGTTAGATGCAAAATCAATTATTGAAGGCATTGTTAGCGAAAGAGAAAAAGCACTTGAGCCTACACTTAATGTTTATAGAAATCTAAACACCGAAATGGGTGGCAAGGCAGAAGCAATTATTAACCCTTACGATGCTGTAAGAAAGTTTAATGCACCAAGTTCTGGTTTACCAACTGGCGTAACTGTTAAAAAGAAGGGTTGATTATGGCAACCTACGAAGTAACGATTGAAGGCAAAGGTACATATGAAGTCACTTCTGACAAGGAATTGACTGATGCACAAGCCTATCAATATGCTCTTGAGCAATCTAAAACTGAAACAACACCTAGTGCGCCAGCTAGGAAAATGACAAGAGAAGAAGCAATTAAGGAAATTACTACTTCTCCTCGTCCAGAGCAAATGCAAATTGGAAGTGCTAGTGACTTAGTTCGTCAGTTAGGTTTAACAGGACGAGCAGCAGTTACTGGTGCTTTATCACTTCCTACAATTGGTGCTGATGCGCTTACAGGATTGATTAACATTCTTGCTGGCAGACAGGTAATGCAACCTACTAGCCAAGCATTGCAAAATTTGATGACACAAGCTGGTGTTCCTACGCCAAAAACTTCTCAAGAGCGTGTTATTCAAGATGTAACAAGTGCAGGATTTGGTGTGGCTGCACCTGCTTCTGTTGCTAAGAATTTACCAACACCAATACGAGATTTCTTTACTAAGAGTTTAGAGACTCAAGGTGCTGCTGCTACTGCTGGTGCATTGGCATCTGGTGCTGCTCGTGAAAGTGATATTGGCCCTGTTGGTCAAGCATTAGGTGCTTTGGCTGGTGCTACAACAGCAGGTGGTGCTGTAGGTTCTGCACCTATTCTTGCTAGAACTTCTAAAGAGATTGTTCGTCCATTCACTCAAGCAGGGCGTGAGGTCATCACAGGAAATGTGTTGCGTAACTTAGCATCTGATGCTGAAGAAGCAATTAAAGCTGGCGCAACCTATGTTCCTAAGATTGGTGGATATACACCAACAACAGCACAAGCGACTCGTGACCTTGGATTGATTAACGCTGAGACTGCGTTAAGAGGCATGGATAACACTAAGGCTCGTTTTGCTACTCAGGCTTTAGAAGCTAATCAAGCACAAATGGCTATTTTGAATCGTCTTGCTAAAGATGATGATGCGCTTACAGCAGCAATTAAAAAACGTGATGATGTAGCTGACCCATTGCGTGAACAGGCATTTGCTAATTCAACTGTGACACCAGAGATGTTTCAATCTGGAATTGCTTTAACAGTTAATAAGACCATTGATGACATTCTTGCTTCTCCAGTTGGAAAGCGTAAAACTGTCATTTCTGTGATGAACGATGCCAAAGACGATATTGCTCGTGCAACAACTCCTGCTGAACTTTATGAGATTCGCAAAGATTTAAGGGCTGCTGCTCAAGGATTGTTGGATAAATCTAGCACAGGTGGCCCAACAGCAGGTGCTTACAAGGCAGCAGGAGAGCCACTTAAACAAGTTATTCGTGCTGTAGACGATGCTATTGAGGCAGGTGCTACTGGCTACAAAGACTACTTGGCTAAGTACGCTGCTTCTAGCAAAGGCATTGAGCGTCTTGAAGCTGCACAGCAGTTTAAGGGCAAGGTTCTTTCTACTACTCCAGACCCATCACGAGTTAATGATTACCTTATTTCTCAGCCTAAATTCTTAAATGCTATTCGTGCTGCTGAACAAGAAACTAAGTTGTCTAACACTCAGTTGGCTGTTTTGAAGAAAGTTGCTGAAGATTTAGATAGTGGTGTATTAGCTCGTGCTACTAAACCAATGGGTTCAGATACATTCAAGAACATGAGTACAGCTAATGTGATTGGTGGAATGATTGGTAAGCAAATGTTTGGTGATGTTCCTCCTGTTTTACAGAAGGTTTCTGCACCAATGAATTGGCTTTACAACGGCACAGACGATGCAATTCGTGAGTTGTTGGTTAATGCAATGCTTGACCCTAAACTGGCTGCTACATTGATGAAAAAAGCATCTGTTATGACAGTAGAGCCATTGAGCAAAGAGTTGCAACGAAAAGCACTTCAGCTAGGTTATGGTGCTACATTTGGTTTAACAGAAAAGCCTTATCGAGTTGATTTAACTGGCATGGCTAACCCCTAATGAGGAATAGATAATGGCAAAGACAAAGATTTCGGAATACAGCAGTACCGCTAACAACAATACTGACATTAACAGTATTAACTTAGCAGAGGGCATGGCCCCAAGTTTGGTGAACAATGCCATTCGTCAATTGATGGCTCAGTTGAAAGACTACCAAGCAGGCACGGCTGGTGACAACGTGACTGTTGGTGGTAACTTGTATGTTACTGGAACATCTACTCTTACAGGTGCTTTGACAGCCTCTGGAGGCATTAATGGAAATGTCACATCATCATCTGCAACGATTACTGGTGGCACTATCAATGGTGCTGTGATTGGTGGTTCATCTGCTCAAGCGATTACAGGAACGACTGTAACAGCTACTACAGGCTTTGTTGGTGGGTTGACAGGAAATGTCACAGGAAACACCACAGGAACGCACACAGGGGCTGTAACAGGCAATGTGACTGGTAACCTAACAGGCAATGTCACAGGCAACGTAACTGCTTCCACAGGCACTTCAACATTCAATAATGTCACAATTGATGGCACATTGGATATGTCTTCTGGAACAGTAGGAACAATCACAGGATTGGCTACACCTACCAATGCTTCTGACGCAGCCACTAAGGGCTATGTAGACACAGCAGATGCTTTGAAGCTGAATCTGTCTGGTGGCACTATGTCAGGCAATATCGCTATGGGTACAAACAAGATCACAGGTCTTGGTACACCTACTGCTGATGCTGACGCTGTTACCAAGTCTTATGTAGACGCTATTGCCCAAGGTATTGATGCAAAAGCCTCTGTGGTTGCTGCTACGACAACCAATATCACTTTATCTGGCGCACAAACAATTGATGGTGTTTCAGTCATCGCAGGTGATCGAGTATTGGTTAAAGACCAGACTACGACTGCTGACAATGGTATTTATCTGTGTGCATCAGGTTCATGGACTCGCACAACAGACGCTGACGCTTGGACAGAGTTGGTTGCTGCTTACACCTTTGTTGAGGGTGGCACAACTAACGACAATAATGGCTTTATCTGTACAGTAGCAGCAGGTGGTACTTTGGGTACTACAGCGATTACTTTTGCTCAGTTCTCAGGTGCAGGTCAAGTTGTTGCTGGCGCAGGTCTTACAAAGACTGGTAACACACTAGATGTTGGCACAGCGTCTTCTAGCCGTATTGTTGTCAATTCGGACAACATTGATTTGGCGACAACTGGCGTTACAGCAAGCACATATAAGTCTGTTACGACAGACGCTTATGGACGCATTACAGCAGGTACTAACCCAACAACTATCTCTGGTTTTGGTATCACAGACGCTTACACAAAGACTGAAGTTGATACTTCTCTGAGTGGTAAGTTGTCTACAAGTGGCGGCACTATGAGTGGTGCTATTGCGATGGGTACTTCTAAGATTACTGGTTTGGGTGACCCTACCAATACTCAAGACGCTACCACTAAAACTTATGTTGATGGCATCTTAGGTAGTGCAACATCTGCTGCAACAAGTGCTGCGGCTGCTGCTACTTCAGCCTCTAATGCCTCAACGAGTGCATCAAATGCCTCTACAAGCGCAGGAAACGCCTCTACAAGCGCAACAAACGCGGCTGCTAGTGCTACGAGTGCTGCAAACACTTACGATGATTTTGATGATCGTTATTTGGGTTCTAAGTCAACTGCACCATCTGTAGACAATGATGGAAATGCTCTGTTGACTGGTGCTTTGTACTGGAATACATCTACAAATAATCTGTTTGTCTGGACTGGCTCAACATGGTCTAGCGCTGCGTTTACAGCAGGTTCATTTGCTACACTTTCAGGAACACAAACCTTTACAGGAACAAATACCTTTACAGGCTCATCATCAGCTACAGCCATTGTCTTGAACGATGCTGCTGAGGTAGCAACAGTATCAGCAACAGCGGCTACTGGAACGATTAACTATGACATTACAACTCAGTCAGTCTTGTACTACACAAGTAACGCAAGTGCTAACTGGACAGTTAACTTCAGAGGCTCAAGCGGTACATCATTGAATACTTTGATGAGTACTGGTCAATCTATGACTGTAGCTTTCTTGGTCACTCAAGGCTCTACAGCTTACTATAACTCTGCTGTTCAAGTTGATGGCACTACATCGGGAGTGACTACTAGATGGTTAGGTGGTGCGCCTACTGCGGGTAATGCTAGTGGCATCGACAGCTACCGCTACCTCATCATCAAGACTGGTAGTGCAACTTTCACAGTCTTGGCAAGCAACACACAATTTAAGGCTTAATCGTATGCCATTACAAGCAACTAGCGGTGCAGCTTCTTATGATGCCTTTGGTGGTGGTGTAGCCGCTGTTCCTAACTATATTGAGGATGTGTTCGCTACGCACCTCTACACAGGCAACGGCTCTACACAGACCATATCTAATGGAATTGACTTGTCTACCAAGGGTGGTTTGGTTTGGATTAAGAGCAGGAATCAAGATGCGGGCAACTTACTGTCTGACACGTCGCAAGGAACTACAAAGTTCCTAATTTCAAACACTACTGGAGCGCAGCAAACAGATGCAGGCGGTGTAACAGCGTTCAATTCAAACGGGTTTTCACTAGGTAGCTCATCAGGCTTCAACGGCAATACTTACTCTCAAGTATCATGGACATTCCGCAAACAACCAAAGTTCTTTGACATTGTGACTTACACGGGTGATGGGACAAATTCAAACAGACGAATTTCACATAATCTTGGTTCAGTTCCAGGTTGCATTATTGTTAAGCGTACAAATTCAACATCAGATTGGGTCGTTTATCACCGGTCTTTGCCAGCAACAACAACTAATCGTTTCTTAATGTTAAATAGTACGGCTGCGTATGATACGTCTGCTGATATTTGGGGAACTGCTGCCCCTACATCTACGGATTTTGGAGTTGGTAACAGCAGCGTAAAACAAAATTTAACAGGCGCAACTTATGTTTGCTACCTCTTTGCCCATGACGCAGGAGGCTTTGGTCTGACTGGTACGGACAATGTGATTTCGTGTGGGTCATTAACTCACGCCAGTGGAACCGCAGATAGCATAAGCCTTGGGTATGAGCCGCAGTGGCTTCTTATTAAACGTACAGATTCTGCTCTTGATGGTAGCTGGTATATATTTGACACAATGCGTGGATTTACTACATATGGTGTTGATGACAACTTTTTGCTGGCAAATTTAAGTAATGCTGAAGACGTTTTAAATGCTGTCGCTCCAACAGCAACAGGTTTTCAATTTCAGTCTGGCATGACAACTGGAACCTACATCTACATAGCCATTCGTAGAGGCCCAATGAAAGTGCCTACGGATGCGACTAAGGTGTTTATCCCAACATACGGGGATAATAATGCAGTTGCACCAGCGTTTGTAACAAATTTTCCAGTTGACTTAGGTGTTCTTGGAAAAAGCACAACAGGTGCAACCTTAAATAGATGGACTTCAAGATTAACTGAAACTCTTTATCTTGATTCACCTTCTACTGCAGCAGAAGTAACTGGAACTGCATTTAAGTTTGATTTTCAAAATGGGTGGGTTAACTCAACAATCAATTACACTTCAGCATTTTCTTGGAACTTCAGACGCGCCCCTAGTTTTTTTGATGAGGTTTGCTATACAGGGACGGGAAGTGGCTCAACACAAATTACGCATAACTTACAAGCAATACCAGAATTGGTTATTTGTAAGAGCAGAAGTTCAGCAATAAATTGGAGTATTGCTTGTAATGTTGGTGGAATGAATTATGTTCGTGGCCTCGCGTCCGCATTTGGATTTAATTCAACAAATGCCGCAACTCAGACGGTGGACTTTACTGGCGTAATTAGCTCAACATACTTTAAGCCTACAACTATTTATGGCGCGGCAGATGACGCAAATCAGTCTGGAGTTACATACGTTGCCTACCTCTTTGCAACCTGCGCAGGGGTCAGCAAGGTTGGAAGTTACACAGGCACAGCCACAACGCTTCAAATCAACTGCGGCTTTACTTCTGGTGCAAGGTTTGTTCTCATCAAGCGCACAGACTCAACTGGTGGCTGGTATGTGTGGGACTCAGCCCGTGGCATCGTAAGTGGTAATGACCCTTATCTGTTGCTAAACAGTACTGCTGCGGAGGTAACAATTACTGATTACATTGACACTTACTCCGCAGGTTTTGAATTAAGTACAACAGCAGCAGCCACTGTCAATGTGTTGAATGGAACCTACATTTATTTAGCAATTGCTTAAAGGACTTATATGCAGATTCGTTTACGATCAAATGGGCAAGTCATGTACGAAGCAGAATTTCGTGCATATCAAAAAGCCAATGGTGGCCCAACATGGGAGACAACTACAACTGAAATCTTAGATAATCTAGGTGCTGATGTAGTCTTTGAAGGCCCACAAGCTACTGGTGGTACTGTTTACCAATATTCTCAAGCCTCTGGTGTTGAGCAGATTGATGGTAAGTGGTACACAAAGTATGTGCTAGGCCCTACCTTCATCGATACTGTTGAGGATGGTGTAACTACCACAGCCCTTGAGCATGAGACTGCTTACAAGGCTCAGAAGGATGCTGAACAGGCTAAGAGTGTTCGAGCAACTCGTGATGCTAAGTTAGCTGAGTGTGATTGGACACAAGTTGAGGATGCCCCTGTTGACAAAGCTGTATGGGCTACATATCGTCAAGCCTTGCGTGATGTAACAGCGCAGACTGGCTTTCCTTGGACTGTTGAGTGGCCTGTGGCTCCTTGAGGTGAATGATGGACGCAGACGTTGACAAAAGGCTTGCCGTGCATGAAGCAATTTGTGCTGAGCGATACAACGCAATTGCCAGCTCTCTGAAGGATGGCGACAGACGCATGACCAAGATTGAGTACTTGCTTTACGCGGCAATTCTCACGGTGCTGCTCGGCCCAGGTGTGGCCGCTGAGTTTGTCAAAAAGATTTTTGGGTTATGAAAGAGTGGACTGAGGCATTTATTGCAGCAGTCCTTCTTGTTTTGACTGTTGCGTGGTGTGTTTACACAATTGTGTGGGCATGGTATTTGTAGAATTTTTACTGGCTGTATCTATTGAATACAGATGTGTTAAGTGGGTTTGGGTTGGCGATGTGTACAACCGAAAAGTCTACTGTATTGAATGGAAAAAG